CAAAGCCATCGTTGAACTGGTATCTGAAAAGTACAATCTACCTAAATCGTTTGTAAATCGACTCATCAAAACAGCGCATAAATCTGATTTTGAAAAGAATGTAGCATTAGAGTCGGATTTTCAAGCACTTTTCGAGGCTGTGATGTCTAGTTGATTTATCCATATATAGTATGGTTTAAAATTTTTTACTTTTTTGAACCGATACACCAATTTTGTCAACTACAAGGAAACCATTAGATGAGAGAGCTCAAGTCTGACGCAAAAGATAAAGCACGCGTGAAAGCAAGAAAGGCCGCTTGGGAAAACGATGAACCAGAAATTCATCCAATGGATTATGTTGGATCTCTTGTAAGGCTGTTGAATTTTCATAATGTAAACGTTGGTGACGAACTAAAACGGAACTGGGCAATTGCATACTGGAAAGCACAAAAGAAAAACGTAAGAGGCCTTTCATCTATAAAAGAACAAAGATTTAGGCAAGTTGGTGTGTTGGTTCGACAGATTGAGCGTGGTGCAGCACTTGACCAAAAACATCTCGATTTTATCGACAATAAGTATAAGGAATTGATTGCAGAAGTTAACGCAAACGCAAAAGCAAAAGAAGAGGCAAAAACAGAAGTTACTTTAAGAAATAAACCAAATATTCAGGATTTAGTCAACTCACAAGCATCGGCGCATATCGCAGAAATTGATGCTGCCTTAGATGAATTTTGCAAAAATGAAACTGAATTTGACATAAAGACATATTTGAAAACTAATCAAATTGGTTCAGTTGTGTCCAAAAGGATCGGACTAAAATTCAGTAAAGATTTAGATGAGATGAAAGATGTCCTAGTTGCAAAAAGCAGAGCGGCCGATCTAAAGAAGATGAAGATAAAAGAATGCGATATGACCGAAGAACAGTTGAGAGCAGTTGATATGAACTCACAACTAATCGAAGGTTATAGCCAATTCAGTGCAACCAAGTTTAAGCGAATTGTTCAATTTTTAGAAAATATTGTTGATGCTTGTAGTGATCATGAGATCAAAGCAAAGGTCACAAAGGCACCTGCAAAAAGGAAAGAAAAACCAGCGGCCGTTTTAGTTTCAAAATTGAAATGGCTTCCAGAATTTGCTGAATTGAACTTGAAATCGGTTAGACCGGAAAAAATTGTAATGTCAAATACAGTGTACCTATATGATACTGCTAAACGACGCATAATTCGTTACATTGCACAAGAAGGTATGTTGTTATCTGTTAGAAACTCATCTATTATGAATTTTGATCCTGCAAAGTCTGGAAGTAAGATTTTGAGAAAGCCTGAGTTGCAGTTGAATGGTGTTTCAGGTATGACTAAGAGACCAATAAATGAATGGTATAATGGAATAAAATCAACAGAAGGTATTGTGAGAGGTCGCACAACAGATAGTATGATAATTTTGGGAGTATTTTAAGTAAGGCCTCGTAGCTGAAGTTCAATTGGAGACCGAATGAAATTTTACTGTGTATATGTAAAGGATAAACTAACTCAATCATTTAAAACTGTTCATGTTGTCTGTTCTGCGACATGCGGATTAAGGCAAATTCTTGAGTATGCATCGACACTAACAAATGGTGGTGATGCGTTTGGTTTAAAGGAATTTGGTAATAAAGAGCCAGTTGGCTTTATTCCAGATAAAATAGTTGACGGAATAGCTGACTTGGAAAGGGGTTGAAATGAGTAAATTCCATCTAGATGGTACTAAACCAACTAATGGCGAAATTTTCGTCTTTGGGTCTAACTTAGCTGGCAGACATGGGGCTGGTGCAGCTCGCGTGGCACGTATTTCCTATGGTGCAGTGATGGGGATTGGGATGGGTTTGGTTGGGCAATCGTATGCAATACCTACCAAGGACAAAAATCTTAATACAATTCCGCTAAGCGAGATAGCCAAGTATGTAGATACATTCAAGAGGTTTGCGCAGACTTCGCTAGATAGAGAATATTTCGTGACTGCTATCGGTTGTGGTTTAGCTGGTTATTCTCATGAAGACATTGCTCCAATGTTTAGAGGTTCGCCCGATAATTGTAATTTTCCAGAAGAATGGAGAGTATTTTTTGATGAACAGTAACAAAATTTGTTTAATTTTTAGATGAAAGGGATGAAATATGGATAGTAATGATGCAGAAGATCGCAGAATTAAAGCTACAGATGATATACTAGCTGCAAGGTTTGCAAAACCTGAAGTTGTTGTCAAAAGGGGTCCGGGAAGGCCAAGGAAGGAAATTACAAAGGCGGCTGTAGCATCTAACATCAAGAATGGCAGTGAAGTGTGGGTGCAGGCAATGTGTGCAGCAATCATTAGTAAACAAGTTTTATCTGCTAATGATGTTCAAAAAATAGTTCCCATTGCTGATGCTGTGGTTGCTGCCTGGAAAGAGAAATTTAGATTTATCGTTCACTCTGATAGAAAAGAAGAAGAAAGTGAATAACGTTTTATTAATAGATTTTTCTCAGGTCATAATCGGGTCAATTGTGGTTAATTTGAAAAACGAGGCCCGAAAAGACAATCCTGATGGCAAGAAGCTTATTCAGCATCTATTTTTGTCATCTTTGCTTAGTTTTAAAAAGAAGTTTAGAGCCACAGAAATAGTAATATGTTGTGACTCAAAACATTACTGGAGAAAAGACTTCTTCCCTTATTATAAAGGTAATCGCAAAGAAGGCAGAGAAAAATCGGATATAGATTGGGAATTTGTTTTTGAAGAAATAGATAAGATGAAAAATGACCTGAGGGAGTATTTTCCGTACAAGGTCATTGAAGTTGATGGCGCAGAAGCAGATGACGTAATTGCAACCCTGACCAAGTATATGCAAACAAATAACTTGGTAAAGATTGGGTTATTTGATGGTGAGCCAAAACCAATCAACATAGTGTCTTCTGATGGCGACTACGTTCAGCTTCAAAAATATAAGAACGTGAAACAATATAGCCCAATGCATAAGAAGATGATCACACCCAAGATGTCTATCAGTGACTTTTTAATAGAGCATATTGTCAAGGGCGATGCAATTGATGCAATACCAAATATACTGTCACCAGACAACTCTATTGTTGATCATATTAGACAAAAACCCATCAGTTCAAAATTTCTAAAAGAATTTCAAAATAGCCCAGATTTGTCAGAGTTTGTGGATTCATTGTCAACAGAGCTAAAACGAAACTATATTCGTAATAAGACTTTGGTCGACTTCTCTATGATACCAGATGACGTATATAATAGAGTGGTTGCTGAATATGAGTCATACCAGAGCAAAGGTAGTAAGAACAAAATACTCACTTACATGATCAAAAATGGTATGAAGCATTTAATGGAGAACTTGAGTGATTTCTGATCCATGAAACGTGGTATTTTTAACTTAACTACCATATAAATAAAATTGTATTATTATGCAGTGGTTATTAAAGACCCTTGACTTGTTCAAGAAAGATGAACTTACTTTTTGTGAGGTTGAAAATCAGTATATGAATAAAATAAAAATTAACGAAAAAAATGCTCGCCATGCATTCGAGTTTCTTAAACTAATAAATGATGCAGAAACAGACGAGATAAGAATTGAATTGTTGAAGAAATGGGGCGCAGTTTCTCCACTTAACATGCTCCTATCTTTGAATTTCGATAGTAGAATAAAACTAGATTTCCCAGAAGGTGCACCTCCATACAATAGAAATGAATCAATCCACCCCGACACAGCCACACCATTGGCTGGTCAAATTGGTCGATTGAGAGGGTGCGCTATCTTCAATGGACAACCTGCCCAGATCAAGAGGAAATTGGACAGAGAACGTGTACTAATCCAAGTCTTGGAACAAATTCCATATCAAGAGGCAGATATTCTCTTAGCTGCAAAGGATCGTCAACTAGAAGAATTGTTCCCAAAAATAACAAAGGAACTAGTTGCTTCTGTATTTCCCAATTATGTAGGATGAACTAATCTACCATAGAAAAGGGGTTGCAATGTCTTTAAAAAACAAGTATGCAATCATTAATTCTGTTTCAAAAAAGATTTTAGTCACATCGTATAATAAAAAAATAATAATGTCAATATTCGAGTCGGGGTTTAAAACAAATTGTATGCTATTTCAAATCGTAAAGTTACCATGAGATACCCAATTTGGTTGATTGCTTTCCCAATCGCAGTAGCATTAAATATTGTATATGCATTTGCCAACATACTTATCTATTTACTAATTATTATTTTTAGATTACTTGCATTACCCATCATGACCATGAAATATGTGGACAAAACACTAGAAATACTTTCAAAGGAATAACAATGCCAACGTACGAATATCATTGTACTAATTGCAACTATACCTGGGAAGCACAATACAAGATAGTGGATCGAGCTAAACCAGAGGGTGAAGCATGTCCCAGTTGTGCAACTTTAGGTTATGTTGAGAAAAGAACATTTACTGCAATTCCAATTGGTGACCCCGTTAGATTGGGGCTGAGACAACCAGCCGGAAATGTGAAAGAAGTATTACAAAAGATCCAATCGAGGGCCCCTAAATCAGAGATCGCAAATTACTCTAATTTGACCAGATTGTAACAGAGCAACAGTGATGATTACCTTGGTGATGATCCCATCAACTACACTAAAAAGGAATCATGCATGGTATCAACGCAAAGAGCTTCACGAAGCAAAACCAAAGATAAGGCTGTTGTAACTAAACAAAGAAGTGATAATCTTTCAATTAAAAACCCCGTTAGACCCCTGAACGAATCTCAAAAATTGATGATGTCTGCGTTTGAAAAAGGTTTAAATGTTTTAGCATATGGATCAGCAGGCACAGGAAAATCTTATGTTGCATGCCATCTTGCACTTAAAAAATTGTTTTCTGACCCCAGACGCAATAAAATCGTCATTGTAAGAAGTGCAGTTCAAACAAGAGATATGGGGTTTCTTCCAGGATCATTAGACGAAAAAACAGATCCATACAAAGCCCCTTATAAATCCATTATCAACCAATTATGTGACAATGGAACTGCTTGGGAAACTTTAACTAAAAAAGGCATAGTTGAATTTATAACTTCATCTTATATTCGGGGCATTACACTTGAAGACTGCACTATAATTGTTGACGAATTTGCCAACTGCACTTGGCATGAAATGAATAGTATCGTAACAAGAGTCGGTGAAAATAGTCAAATGATTTTGCTTGGTGACATTAAGCAATGTGACCTAAATTCTAAGAAAGAACAATCGTGCTTCAATCAATTATTGGCGGTTGTTGCTAAATTACCTAAATGGTTTAATGTTGTGGAATTTACACCCGATGATATTGTCAGATCAGAATTTGTTAGGGATTGGATTAAATCAGTTGAAAATTAATTATAAAAATATT